CAAATTGGAATGCCCACATTCTTATTTGTTTTTCTTGTGACTCGAGCCATTTTTCTTCATCAGTCATTCTTCCACCATACATACCTGTAATAGCTGGAACGATCGACGCTGGCATATCAACTGGTCCCATTACATCTGAAAGTAATCCAGCCCATCCTTCTTTAGCTTCACCAGGTTCTTTTGTGAAGTAAGAAGATGCTATATCTGATACTTCACTTAAATCAATTGGTACTTCAGTTTTTATTAATTCTCGTAATGGTGACTTACTTGTGTCCTTTATTCCTTTAAAAACTTTTTCAGTTGCATCATCGTATAAGTTATCTGAAGCAACCTCTCCATATACATTTTCCCAAGCATGCGGCTGAGGTGTTCCAACATCTATATATTTTTCAGATAATGTATTCAATGGTGTCATTTCATTTCCTAACGCCATATCATACCAAGAAGATAGTGGATTGCTTTCAAAGCCAGCTCCACTCCAGTCACCAGCTAATAATTTAGTTTTTTCTGCTGTATCTAATCCAGTGAATGCTTCTGAAGTTTTAAATAATTCGTTATATTTACCTGCTGCTTGTGCGGATTGAAGTGCCGTGAACGGCATTGATGCTAAAGCAGAGTAACCCATTGCTTTCCATGGATGTTTTGATCCTGTAAGCGTTGCGATTCCACCTTGCACTGCTGCGTTAGTTAAAGCATTTTTAACCCATGGTGATTTAAGAGCTGTTGAAGCAAAGCTTCCAAACTTTCCACTTCCAGCCAGTTTAGCCATCCATGGTGCCATTTTAGGAGCAAGCCATGGTGCTGCTGCACTAAGAAGCATGATTCCGGCAGGACCTGATAGTATGTCCTTTCCGCCTTTAACTAAATTTTTAAAACCTTTATCTAACCAACCCATATTATACTAAACCTTGCTCCTCTAAAATTTGCATAGTTTCATCATGTGTATAACCATTTCTTCGATAATGATAGTAATCAAAATTTTCAAGATTCGATGTTTCTGTTGAATATCCTATTGGAAAATTGCTTTCGTTCCATATATCGAATGCATCCTTACCAAAAATTTGTATTATTGTCTCGTCAGGTATTCCTTGTGCTTTTAATTTATCAATTGCATCAGCAGATGCAGCTTGTGATATATCAACTTCACCTGTCATACCAAGTAAATCAGGATCTTCAAATACCTTAGATATATCTGGATATAGCATATTATGGTCAAGACCACTCCAAGGATCTTCAAATACCTGAGATTGTGTTGGCATATTATTATAGTCAAGACCAAAATCATTCCACGGTCCAGGACCACTCCAAGTGTCTGAAATTGTAATAGGATCCTCTGAAAGTCTAAAAGGATTGAAAGTATTAGGACCTGTAGTAAATTCTCCTTCTGGCATATTATCATAATCCCAGTTCTGTTTATAGGGAATTGATTCTTCTTGACTTTTCCATCCTTGGAATTCACCTTGATGTCCAAATTCTCCTTCTGGGCTCCATGATTGTATACCCGTATTACTTGGAGAAAAACTATGGTACTCGTTCGTTGTTTGTATTCCTTGTGGTATATTAAATAAATGATCGTAACCTGGCATTATACGTCTCCTGTTATTCCCTCTAATATTTTATGAATTGCTGCTTTGACAACAACATCTTGTCTGATGTGTTCCGATTTGGTAGCAGTTGCAGGATTAGCAACATCATCATCAGCTTCTTTAGCTGATCCGTATTCCTTACCTGTTACAATATTGGTAATAGTAATCTCTGCAGGGACAACGATCTTTGGTACCTTTTCACCGTTGACCATAACATATTCTACTACTCCGTCATCTTTTATAGGCATAAATCCACCATATAGCAAGTATTAACTTATTTCAAGGACTGACATTACTACATGGAGCTGATTCCCTGCAGATGCCTCTACCTTTAAAATTTCTGATTCCTCCATAACCAAGGGTGAACTTAATAATTCAAGCGTTCCATTGGCTGTTAGCGCTTTTGACTTAAAAAGGCTGAAAACTGCGGCAGATGCGTTCACTAATGTTACTGTAATATTAGGTGTTGCACCCGCATCTTCCGAAACTAATATTGATTTAACAATCGCTGTAGTAACAGCTGGCACTGTATATAATGTTTCATTATCAGTATCCGTTAAATCTATTTTAGCATTTTTATATACGTTAGCCATCTATACTCCAAACCACACTAATGCTTCTGTCTCAGAGCGTAATTGCTCGGGAGTGTAAGAAGAATTTAAAACCTGTATTAACAGATCAATAGTATTAATCATAGAATTAATCTGTGATGGATCATATTCCTGTGGTGCTTGTGGTAAACGAGGTATAGATATTTGTGCCATTATCTTCTCCCATCAGGTCTTACTTCGGCACGGTATGTACCAAAGCGCCATGCATCACCAGTTGCAGAACTTTCTACACGAAGAGCTCCTTGACGACCACGTGCACGTGTATCAATTTTAGTTGTTGAAGTTGTTACGGCGTATGGACCATTTGTTCTTTGTGTAGATGTTGGATAATCTCTAAATTTTAATGTTACATTTACCGTACCAGCTAAGTTTTTAAAATCTGGAATAAATCTTTTTATGGACATTAAATTTTCTCCTGCTTGTGGAATAACAAAATCCCCTGATTCAATATAAGCTGTTATTGCAGATCCTTCTGCATCATTTCCTGTTTCTTGAGAATACATTTGTGTTCTTCCAGCAGTAAGACCAGTGATGGTACTGATTGTAGCAGCGGTGCTACTTGAATCATAAACTGTTGCGTAAGGACTTGAATAAACTCCTTTATCAACCCAACTTGAACGTGCTAAAGTTCCAGTATACCATATTTGATCTGCATAATTATATGTTACACAACGATCTACTATTGTAGAAGATGAAGAACAATAAAACCATGTTACTTCATTAAATTCACCATTTGCTGATGCAAATGTATCACGTTGACTACCTTCAGATATATCCGTAAAAACATAATCTTCCACTGCGCATCGTAATTTTTGAACGGAGCCATCAAACATGAAGAAAGAGTCTTTCCCCATCCAGAAAGCTGTACCATTAATATCAATAGCAGAATTTAATCCTACACATCCACAGTTAGCACCTAGTTGAGAAAATCCAAATGTAAATGGAGCACCAACTAATTGCATTTGATACATCGCAGTATCAGACCATACTAGCACTGCACCACGTGAACGCTTAGCAGCAGTTAATGTACTTCCATCAGTTAATCTTTGTGATCCAGCTGTATTAGTTGCTGTTGGGGTCCAGACATTAATATTTTCCTGATCACACCAACGAATAAACATATTATCCTGTGTTCCTGTACTACCTATAGTAGTCTCGGTTCCAAAACATACCACATGTCGGTCTGTGCCGGAGACAATAGTAAATAAACTTTTTGTCGGAGCAGCGGAAACTGTTGTTGATGTGGCAGCTGTGCCTGTGCCAACGGACGTATCCCAATAATAAAGACCTCCATTTAATTGTTGCGCAATTAAATCTTCGCCCCAGTTATCAAGTGACCATTTTCCTGAATCCAATTGAACCGCTTCAACACCACTTAACCCTGCACGTGATGTACCCCAAGTGGATATATCCCATGCACCAGCTCCCCAACCATAACCGGCTGTAGAAACAGCTGGGTCTGTATTTACTTGGTAAGTAGCATTAGCTGTTTCAGAACCTGCACCTGTACTTGTAGCTGCTGCTTTTGCTGTAATTTGATATTTATTTGTTTGATCTGCGGGAGGAGATGCAGTTGTTCCTAAAGCTGTTATTTCAAATTCACCTTGTAAATTTGCTGCTGTTATTCCATTAACAGTACCTGACACACTTGCAATGGTAACAAAGTCACCTTCGCGTGCACCATGTGTTGCGTCATGAACAACGACATTAGTTGAAGTATTTATTGTTGTAAAATCTGTAATGTTCCCAGTCCCCGTCGCACGTGTAGGGGTTATATCAGCCCACTCATTGTCTACATAAATATAAAGTTTTTTGTTTGTACCTATTGCAAGGTAAGGTGAGCCATCAAGTGATGTCCACGCATGAATTCCACGTGATGCACCTACTAAATAATCAGATGTAACTGTTTCCCATCCACCAATTTTTTCAGGAAGTCCATATCGAAAACGGACCATATCAGAATCAATCCATCTACCTTCCGCACCTGTTGGTGTATCCTGTTTATCTATTCCAGCTTCAAATGGCATATTTACAAGGGGCATTTAATCTCCTATATTGCTGATGCGTAAAGTCTTATCCAATGTGTTGTTCCGTTTATTTTCACCATAATAGCACCATTTTTAGAACCAGCAGTTGCTGTTGATGATGAAATGCTTGATGATGAATCAGAAGCGGATGAACCAGCAAAGTTAATAAATGCTTGGTCCGCGTCACCTTGGTCAAGATCTAATACAGGAATTGCCCCTGTACCACTAGTTTGATCTACTTCTAATTTTGCTGCTGGAGCTGATACTCCAATACCAACGCGGTCATTACCAGCATCTGTATATAATAATGCAGCATCCGTATCACCTTCAAAAACGGCATCAAGATCTGCACCTGAATCATTAAATTTAAACGTACCACCATCAAAAGAAACATTTCCTGTTGCAGTTAATGTTCCATTGGCAGCAATATTACCCATATCAGATCCAATATCAAACATAGTTGATCCGTCTGTATAAAGAACATGTTTAGCACCTGATTGTAATCCTACACCTGTTCCACCAGATGGTTTAAAAGTTAAAGAATAAGAGCTCATTGTTGTTGCGTTATCCACAAAGTACCAAGTACCTTGTGCTGGGCAAACTACGTCTGTATTTCCTGAAAGAGTTCCTGTTAATTTAATGGAAGCAGTATTAATTTGGTTACCAGTTCCTGCTGAACCTGTTGTTAAAGTTTGTGTTGTACTTCCAATGGCAACAGCTTGGTATCCCTTGATGGATGAATCAAGTTTATCCATGTTGTCATTTGTTAAATCTCCCCAGGTTCCAGAATGTGAACCGGAGGTCAATTTATTTAATTGTAATATCGTCGTATCGGCCATGTATCCTCCTAACCTGTATTAACTTCTATCCACGTTGAAGTGTTAGAGTCATCCACTACACTCCATGAACTTCCACCTGTGTCTGGAACACCATTCCAAATTGTTAGTTTAGGGTCCCCTACTGCAAATGTTGCCTCAACTCCTGTTGGGTAAACATTCGCTGTTCCTGTAACTGTAACCGTTCCTAGACTAAATGTCGCAGAGACGCCAGTTACTAGATATTTAAACTCTATTGTAACAGTTCCAATACTAAATGTCGAGGAAACTCCAGTTGGATAAACATTAGCAGTTCCAGTGACCGTTGGAGATCCAACAGCAAATGTTGCTGAAACTCCTGTTGGCTCAACAAGTGATGTACCTGTTACAGTAACAGTTCCTAACCCGAAAGTTGCAGATACCCCTGTTGGGGATATATTAGGACTTAAAATAAAAGAAGGAGATCCTACACTAAATGTCGCTGAGACACCAGTAGGAGTTATAAATGTTTGTACTTCTAAAGGTTCCGCAAAAGCTAACTGCGAGAAAGATGCAGCACCGAAAGTCATTAGTCAGCAGCCTCTATGGTGTTACCTTTAGCAACCCATTCTAAAACTTCTTGATAGTCTGTGTTATCTTCGTTTTTTGGTACAGTTATAATTTTACTATTTGATGAAGTTACTTGATAAGTATTATCAAAAACACCACCAACTTTATTTTTCTTTACATTTGTTATATTATTAATATCTATCATAATTCACTTTCCGCTTTCCAAGTACCATTAGAACTTCTACCATCGCCACCTAAATCACTACTATTAGTTGTAAATCCTTGCGATGAAATTGATGTTCCAGAAATAGAAACATCTGTGGCAGCATTAGTTCTCCATGTGCCTGTTGCTCCATCATTTCCATTATAAAAAGTCATTGTTGGTGCGGCTCTTTTGTAAGTATTATAAGATATTGGAAAATATAAAGGGTGAGAGCCAGAAGTCATATCCATTATTACACAAGAATTAACCCCGCTTGTATAAGTAGCTCCATAATCACTAGAAAACTCTAAGTATCTTTGACATCTTAATAAATTATCTCCAAAACTTTCATGTTGAAAAGGTGGTAAAGTAGAAGAAGTATATTCGCCTACTTCTAATTGAACACCTGTAAGATAAAAATCATTACTTGTGCTGTCCATCCAATTAACTTGATTTGAAGTACATAATTTTGATGCGGCAACCCAAGTATTATTTGTTCCCTGAAAGTTTGATCCTATCGCTAAGCAAAATGTAACATGT